GATCAAGCTTTCGGTCGATGCGCCAGAATAGGTCCTCAACCATCATGGACGGGTCCCCCAGGGCGATGCTCGAGCGGTGCCGGCGAGCTCGAGGAGGCTAACAGAACGCGGAGCGGTGTCAATGAAAAGGGGCGCCGAATGCTCCGACGCCCCTCGCTTCATGTGGGATTCACGGCGCTCGGCCGTTACCGGGTCTGCATCCTCGCCCTCCTAGGTCGACAAGGCCGAGATTACGCCGGCAATGCCGTGGGCTTCAATAGGGACGAATTTGTCGGAGCCTATCGACTTGAGCGTCATGCTCGCCGGGTGCCGATAGGGGAAGCGGTCGGTTTTTAACGGGAGACGCGGAATCGGGTCGTTGCCGAAGATGGTGTAGACCTTCTCCGTGACCACCTCGAGCGCGACCGATAGGTCGTCGTCGACGCTCACCATCAGAGGCTCGAAGGCGCCAAGCTGCGACGGCGGCTTTGCATAGGCACACAAGAGCCCGGCGACGCCGATGGCGACGCCCCCGCCTAGGCTGTGCCCATAGACTGCATCTGGCGCGGCCTGCGCCGCCAGCGGGAAAAGCGCCAGCGCGGCGCCCAGGACCCCGCTGTGCATGCCTCCAACGCCAGGATAGACGGTCGGCAGGGCTTCGACGTCGCGGAGCACCTCCATGACGTCCCTGGTGCCCTGGATCACGAGCGCGCGCTTCGTTACACCCTCGTCGTTGAGAGTAACGAGGTTTGCGCAGACGTCGCCGATCTGCCAGGTGAAGGGCGGCGAATAGACGGCCTGCGAGAGCCGCGCTCCGGTTACGAGTGGAATCATCTGCACCCCCTGCGGACCCTGATGATGAAAGCGATCACCACCGCTGCCACGAGCATGGCGATGCCGGCGATGAGCCACCGAAATTGAACGAGCCATGGAACGGCCGGTGCCGGCGCCGGAGAGTCGGCGTGGGTTAAAATAGATGCGCCAGCGACGATATCGGACTTGAGGAGAGCCGTGCCGGCGGCGACCTTCGCTTTGACCGCCCCGACCACTGCTTTGACCTGGGCGACGCGATGCTGAACGTGCTGAACCACCGGGGTGACGTCATGGATCGCCTCGGCTGCAGCGCCGGTCACGGCCTCGAGGTTGGCGACGTCTTTTCGGGTCTGAGCGCAGCTGCACAGGCTGAGCCCGAGGGCGATGGCAAAGATGCGGAAGGCCCCGCTCATCATGGTTCGCCCGGCGACTTTTCGGCCGGCTTGGAATCGGCCTTCGCTTTTTCGGTTTCCTTCATCTTGAAATATTGGACGCCGATGTTGTTAACCGAGGCGAAATAGGAGAGCGCGGGACCGCCGGCATCTTTCATGATTTCGATGAAGGCGGGACAGCCCCCGAGAAGGGGGCTGACCACTACCAACAAAACTGCGGCGCGCGCTTTCACCTACTGGCTGGCGGCGGGAGCGGTTGGCGCCGGAGCCGGAGCCGCGACTGGAGTCGACGGCGGCGCCGGGACGCCGGCATTGGCCGCGGCCGGGTCCACCTTCGCCAGCGCGGCCTTGATTTGCAGGGTCGCTGACATGGCGGCGGCGGCGGCGGTCGCGGTATTCGAGGCCGGCGGCGCGTTCGCCAGCGCGTTCAACCCCGCCATCGCCACGGCCTCGTTTGCCATGTCGTCGACCGAGGGTGCCGGCAGGCCCAAAGCCGGCGCCGTGCTGGCGTAGAGTTTGTAGGCGGTGTTAAGCGAGGAGCCGAGCGCCAGGGCGGTCTGGAGCGCGGGCTGCGCGGCGGCGATGCCGGCGTTCAAGTCGGTCTGCACCTGCGCCATCTTGCCGTTGAGACCCGAAATCCACTCCAGGACGTTCTGGCCGGCGGCATTCGATGCGAGCGGCGACGTCGCGGGCGCGCTCGAGGCGGTCGACGGCGAGCTCGCGGTACCCGGAGCCTGGGCCGGCGGCGTCGAGCCGCACCCCATGAGCGCAGGGGCGAGCATGAGGGCGAGAGACGCCGCGACCGCGATGGTGCGGATGTGAAGCTTGGTGCGCATGCGTGGGGTTTCCTTCTGCTTGAGGCGTTACTTGGCGCCGGCCGCGGGGGCGGCCGGAGTGGCGTCGGGCGTCGTCGGCGACGCCGCGGCGGATGCGACCGCAGTCGGGAGCGCGCGCGTGACAACGTCGCGGATCGCCTGCTGGCCTTCCGGCGTCGACGGATCGACGCTGATCTTCGAAAGCATGTCCGGGAATTTTGCCAGGACGTAATTCGCGCCCTGAGCGACCAGCTGGTTCTGCACATCGGGATGGTCCCAGCCCTTTGCGGCGATGCTCTCCTGCGCGTTCATGACGGCAAAGTGGATGCCCTTGGTTGCGGCGTCGTCGAGCGCGGCGGTCAGCGCGGCGTTCTTTTCAACGCCCAGCTTTTGTGCCAGGCGCGAGATGGCCCAGACGGCGACCGTGCTCAAGGCGGTCGCGCAAATGGTACCAACGGCCTCGATGACGGGCGTGGTCAGCGCAGGATCGATCTGCATGGAATTTTTCCCCTCTGGCGGACCTTCCCCGTCGCCCACGCGCCAGCTGGATTCGAACCAGCGACCTCAAAGTTGAGACCCGAGGGTCTCTCCCATGCGCTCCACCACTGAGCTATGAGCGCGACAGGCGTCCGGGAAGTTCCACGATCACGCTATGCCGGATTGCGTTAGCCAGTCAATGGCCTCGTGCAAAATCCCAGGCACTTTGCAGATCGCCGGACAAGGGCCTGATTTTCGTGCATCGGCAGGGATTTAGGCGGCGAGGAGCGGCACCGTGCTCGGCCAGGAGCCCGAGAGAATGGCGTTCATGTCCATGTCGGCGCGCGACGGCACCTCGAAATCCCAGGCCGAGTCGCGGCCGTCGACCGACGCCCCTGCCCAATCCGAGGCGCGAATCGCGCCCAGCATGCCCCTAAAGCCCGCCAGGCCCCGCCCGCCGAGTTCGTAGGCCATGTCGACCAGGACCGCCTGCCGCACCGGGTCCAGCGCATCCCAGGCGTCCTGCCCGAGATCTGCGACCGCTCGAGCGAGCGCCAAGGCGACCTCGGCATAAAGGGCTGCGTCGGCTTGCTCCTGGGTCCAGACCAGGCCCTCGATCACCTCGGGGCCGGTGTGGCCGTAGCCGATGGTCCAGATGCCGCGCGTGTCTTTGTACGCGACCAGGCGACAGCCCTCGTGAAACTTGATGAGGGAGAGCGGCGGGTTAAACCCGACGAATTGCTGAACGGCCATCAGTCGGCACAGGTGTCAGGACCGCCCGTAAAGGGCTGCTTGAAAAGCGCGGAGCGAAGATACTCCTGGCCGCGGCCGAGCTCGCACACCTTGACATGGAGACGCAGGTAATCCTTCCAAGCGCCGTAGGCGTCCTGAGCCATCGGGTAGACGCCGAGCCAACCACCGCCGGCCACGAGCGCCAGGACGCCGCTGATCGACCCCCACTTGATCGTGTGGTCCTTCCAGGTGCGCGGCTTCGGCTTCTCCATCAGTGTCGGCCCTTCAATTCGAGGATCATGGTGCGCAGTTCGTTGTGACGCTCGAGCGAGCGGCCCTCCATCGCAGAGATGGCATCTCCGACAAGGCTCCGAATTTCGACGCGCATCTCCTTGAAATCATCCTTAGGGATAAAGCGACGCTCGGCCTCAACGCGAAAATCGCCGAGCTCGCGGCCCTTCTTGCCAATGTCCTCCCAAATGCGAAGGCGGCTGTTATTTTCGGCATTGGCCAGCCCCTTAATCGAAGACATCATTTCACGGCGAAGGGACTCCGTTCCGGCGATGGCTTCAGCGCGAGCGGTCTCGAGCGCCGTCATGCGGCTTTGCTCTGCGAGCGTCTTCGCCTCCGATGCTTTGGTGGAGGCGTGGTTCGCGTGACCGTAGCTGAGACCGAAAAGAGCAAAGCCGAGTGCCGCGAGGCCCCCGGTCACCCATTCCCAGATATTTCCATCGACCGCAGCTGGTCCATCCATCGCTATGCGATCTGGACCGGGGGCGCCGGCTCCGCGCCTTGTCCCTGAGCGGCGTTCTTGTATTTCGACAGGAAATCGGCGAGGCCGCGCACGGCCGACATGAATGCCGCGGTCGTTGCGAAATTGACGGTGCCAGCGGCGACCGGCCATACGAGCGCCGGAGCACCCCCTGAGAATGCGCCGAAGGTATTGATATATTGCGCCTCGTTTTTCATGTCCTCCCAGATGCGCCCGGCGATGGCATAGGTGCCGTTAAGTCCGACATTCGTGCCGGACTGCAGGGGGACGCCAGCGGAGAGATACTTGGAAAAATTGGCCTGGATCTGCTGCAGCGCCGTCAGAGCCGGCGCTGGCGGAGCGGCAAAGGTGCCGGCCTGCGCGTTGTAGACGGCGCCGATTGACGGCATGTCAGGATAGAGCTCTGAGACGTCGACGAAAGCGCCGGGCCAATTGGGGTCCGGGGTAAAAACCTTGGTCGCCGACAGAGTCCCCAGCGGGCCGGGAGCGTCCGTGGCTGAATTCACCACATAGGTGCCCGGAAGGCCGACAAGGAGATCGACCGCGCCGTTCGTGATTCTTGCAAAGTGCTTCATCATCGTGCGGCTCCAGGGCTAGGCGGTTTTGCGGATGAAGACGCTCGAGTAGACCTCGGGGTCTCCGGTGGTGACGGCATCGCCGCCGGTGAGGCCCGTTGTCCCCCTGGGCCACATTTCGAGGCGGATGGTTTTTGCTGCGGTCAAAGTGAAGGCCGCGATGAGCGGGGCAAAGTCATAGACGTCATTGCCATAGCTGCCCGAGCGGACGCTTTGATTGTTGCCGGCCACGAGCGGTGCGCCATCGGTTACGTTGTAGAGCCGAATGCGGAATCCATCCGTATTGAAGCACGGCGATAGAGCCCGGACGTCATATTGACCAGCCGGAAGGGTTATCTGGTTTCCGCTTAGAGACACTCCTGGAATCGAATTCAGTTTGATGGTGTTAAGCGTCCTCGTGTTCCAGGCGTTGTTCGCCATCGCGCCATCGGCGCTGTTGGTGCCGCTCGCCTGCTCCTCCTGGACCCAAAGGGTCTGCGGCGACAGCTGCTGAACGAATACCATGAGATTGCCGGCCGCATCGGTCGTGACGCGGAAATAACAGCCCTGGGCGATGAGGAGCGACGCGCCGGTCGTCCCTCCATTGATGGCGTCGGCGCCGTTAGGCGTGATGGTGACCGTGCCGCCGAGCGAATAGCCGTCGAAGGCCCAGCCGGACCAGAGGCCGGTCGAAAGCGGAATCGTGTAGACCGCGGCGGCGGCGTTGACCTTGCATGTGCGGTGATCGGCGATGCCGGCCAGGACGCCGGTCGCGCCAGCGACCACGCGGTCATTGGCTTGGGCGTTTCCATCGCCTTGATTGCGCAGGCCCGCGCCGATGCCGAGGAGCGCCAGGACGCCGAGCGATTGCTGGCCCTGTATCCAATATGCGCCGTTGTAGGTCCACGAGTAGAGATCTCCCAGGACCTGATCGCCGACGCCGATGGGTGCGGGACCTGCGCCCGTGTTCTTGTAGACGGCGACGTTCCCGGAGCCGGCCACGTTCATCGTCGTGCCGCCGGCCACGCTGTTAAACCCGGCGCTCGCGGTGACTGTCACGCCAAGCGCGAGCGCGAAGCCGGACGGGACAACCACCGCGAGGGTTTGGGCCGCGGCGGTGCCGGCGGTGACGCCGCCGCTGTAATTGACGCCTGTTCCGGTCGGCGTAATCCAGTTGGCCGCGCCAGCGCCGCCGGTCACGCTGCAGACGTAGAGGATGTTGTTCGTGCTATCCCAGCAGAAATCTGGCGGGCTGACGCCGGGATTTCCGGCGCGACCGGCGACGTTGCCGTTCGGATTGCCGGCGTAATCGTAGAAATTCCCCGACTGATTCCCGATGAGGGTCCGAATGGCTGCCAGGACCTGGGCGTTGTTGGTCCGGGCCGGCGCGAGAGCTGCGGCGGTGATGATCGCCATGAGCTCTTCTTGAATGGCGTTGTATTGGTAGGCGGGAAACTGCGTGGCGGGCGCGACGCCAGGATTGCCAGAGGTCGCGAATGCCGGAGTGCCGGCGCCCGGCGCGACATCAGCATGGCCGGCGTCAACCGAATTGGCGGCGATGAGACGGTCCATGTTCCCCTCAGTCGTAGTTAAACAGCAGAGTCGTGTGCGCCGGCTTCAGCCGCTCGAGCTCGCATTGTAATACAGTATTTCCCCAGGTCGCGAAAGCTTCCCCCATGCTCGAGACGCCCAGCTGGAAAAAATCGACCGTAAACCCTGGGGCGTTAACCTGCCATACGAAGCACCACGGAAGACCGCACATAGGCATGCCGAAGCGCATGCCGAAGCGCCAGGCCGTGTATTGCGTGATGGTGATTTCGTAGCCCAGGGCATGAGCGAAAGCGATGAAATAGGGGATCGACTGTCCGCCTCGAGCCGTTAGCCGCGCCACTACCTGGGCGCGACGCTGCTGAACGGACGGGTCGGGACCGGAGCACGGATCTGGTAGGCCCAGCGTCGCTTCCCATTCCGGCAGGAGCTCGAGCGTCGATGCCGGGAAAGCGTCGATCAAGAGATTCCGCGCGCGCGCCGCGCTGCGGGTGTAGGTGGGCATCAGCGACTTAAGCGCCTTGGTTTGGATGGCGTCGCTGTCGCGCGGCCATACTTCGCCGCGCGGCATCAGAAGCTGGAATGCCCCGAGAAGATCGTCGTCTGTCAGGATCGGGGCCAGCATCTAGGGCACAAAAGTGACAACGCCAAGGGTAAAGAGCGCCCCAGCGGCCGGCGTAATCGGCGCGGCTGGTACGGTCACATCGAATTGTGTGAGACCCGGAATGGCTCCGATGGCGGCGTACCATTGGTTAGGATCGATGGCGGGCCACAGAGCGCCGGCATTGTCCGGGTCGACAGAGCCTCCGACATTGGCGAGGCGAAGGAACATATCGGCCAGCGCGGCTGTGATCGCCGCCTGCATGGCCGGCGTGTTGTTGGCGCCCAAATTTGTAACGGTGAAATTCACCGGAGAATTCGTCGGCCCCTCCGAGTAGACCAGAGCCGTGACGGGCTGCTTGGGGTAAATGGCGTTTGCGACCGTCAGCTGGTCGCCGGTCGCCGCAGTGTCCCGCGGGTCGTTCGTGGCGATGCCGCCGGTGCCCTGAGGAAATCCACCGTGCGCGCTTTCGGCGTCGTCGAGCATGGTCCATACGACTACCGTTCCGGGCCCGTTGCCGTTCGGCGTGACCCAGGCGCGCGTGACACCGGCCACCGCCTCGGCCCATTCGATATAGTCGGCGAGATCGCCGCCCTGCGGAGGATTGGCGAATTGCTGCAGCACTCGAAGGTTGTAATCGTCCTCCGGCTCCTGGTCGGCGCCGCCGACAATGTCGGTCGACGCCGTGCCCTCCGAATTGATGCCGACGATGGGGTTAACCAGGAGGAGCGTGGTCCCAGCATCGGCGTTTCCGGCGGCGCCAGGGACCAGCGCGACGATTGGGACCGTGCACGTGCCATCGCCAGCGACCACGCCAGCGGCGGTGCTTTTATATTGAACGCCGTCAAGGCGCGCGAGGATGACGCCCTGGGGGAGCGGCGAGGTCGGCACGGCGCCGGTTACGCCAAAGCTTCCGGTCGCAGTAACCGCGTCCTTTTGGTTGATACCGATGAGAGCGCCCCAGGCGGCGAGATATTCGTCGCGCGCGGTCCAGGGGACCGCCATGCGGGCAATCCAGTCCATGTAATCGTAGTGCAGGAACGCGAAGCCGGCCTGGACCCAGGCCATGACCCGCAGCACGGCCTTACGCAGGAATCCGTCCACCCCGGGCAGATCGCTGCTCGTAATGTCCTGCATCGCCTGCTGGCGAAGCTGCGTGAGGGTCTCGCGGGCGTAGGGCATCGGCGATCAGGGGATCGTCAGCTGATTGTTGGCGGGCCACGCCGGAGTTTGACCCGCCTCGGCGGTGTCGAGCGCACGGTCAAGCTTGGCGCAGTAATCGAGATATGCATCCGCGAAGGCCAGGAACGAGGCTGGCGTCGGGAAATTGTGTAGCTGGTTGGTGACATCCGGCCACGGATACGAGCTCAGGCCGTCCGGGAATGCGTTGTTAAAATTGATGTAGCTGGCGATGCCTAGAAGCTTCCGCTGCTGATAGCTGCCGATGGCATAGGTGCCACTGAGCGCGGAGTTTCCTGAGCTCGTGATTTGCACTCCGGCGAGGAGGAGCGCCTTGTAGGTCGCCTCTGCCCCCAGTGTCGCGTTCTGCGACCAGGCGCCGTTGCTGAAAGTATAGGTCGGGTCCGGTCTCTGCGGCACGGCCTGATCGGTCGGCGATTGTTGATCGCCCTCATAATATCCCGATGGACCAATCCAGAATCCAGCCGGAGCGATGCTGGTGATTAGAGCAAGATGAGCGGCGAGCGCCAGCTTTGCAAATCCGAGCATCAGAATCCCCTCCGAGCCGTGACTCGATATTTGTAATCGGCCTGCGTCAGTGCAACCGCGGCTCCACCCCCCGCTGGAGTGGCGGTTATAGCGCCGCTGCTTCCGGTGGCGAAGCTGAGCGAATTATACCCCTTCCGAAATACCACCGGGCCAGTGCTATCGGTTCCTGGGTCATTGATTACGTCGCCAACGACGTAGCCGTGGTCATTCGCGGTCACCTGCAATTCGAGATGCGGCGTAAAGAAATTGGTGCCGATGTTGTGGTTAAAGCTGATTTGTGTGCTCGTTCCAGGCAGGCCCGAGGTCCAGGCGCTGACGTATTGCCCTTGATAGGCATAGGGCGTGACGCTGGTAATCGAGCTCGCACCCGCCAGGGCCTCGCCAACATAGACCCTTTGCACGGTCGAATTATAATTGCCGCCGGAATAGGTATGCATCAGCATGTTAACCGTGTCGAACCAATCCGGCA